AGTCGTTTCCACCGCGATGTTTCTACTCAAGGAGACTCCTAGTGTAGAAAAAAAATTTCTACTCAAGAGATTTTGGCGTGTCCTACTCAAGAGAAAAAGCCGCGCTCTACTCAAGAGCCTTTGCCCGTCAGCTCAGTGTACTTCTTAGCGATCGGCTCTGCGTAGCGGATGAATTCTGTACGCATGTCTGATGTCCAGGCTTCAGGCTTGGATCGGTTCAGGAACCACTGACTAACCTTAATCAGCGGAAAGAAGAACGGTTTGCGCTCGCTTGGTACGGATGTCGTGATCGGATCGGGCAGCATCTCTGTCCACAGCATGATCTGGCGCAAGGCGGCTGGGTCGCCGTCTTGCAGCTTCTTTTGATGTGCCGCTACACGTTCTAACCGTTTGCCTTGCTCATCAGTTAGATCAACCGACTCTAGCAAAGCAGACACGTTCTCACCTTTAGCTCGTGCGTTAGATATAATGGCACCGGCCTGTGCTGCCAGGCCAATCACCTCACCCATCTGCTCAAGCGTTTCTGTACGCCTCTTGTTTAGCTTCTTAATTACTTCTTTGAGTTCTTGCATCTGTCCCTGCCTTTCAATAGTGCGGCGTTGTTAAACTTAGGAATCTGACGACGCCGCTTGTCGTGGTGCTTCCTTGCTCTGAGGTCGTATGCCTCACGAGCCTTTTGGCTTTTCTGCGCTCTGACAGGCAAGCCAAGGCGATCAGTTAGACTGAGCACCCGCTTGCTAAAAGCCTGCTTGGTAATCTTGTGCTCGCTTGCGAGCTGGGTCATGGACTTGGTCGATCTGTTAAGCACGACCGCCAGCACAGACTGTTCCAACGTATCGGCCATATTCTGAACCGCCGGATGGTCTGGCGCCTTAGTTATAAGGTAATGGAATACCTGTGTGGTCAAAGCCACTGACGACGTTGTAACAGTCAGACCCAGCTCACAGAACGCCTCATGGACTAGATCCGCTATGCCATCGATCCGGGTGGATATGTGGGCTGAACCGCATGGGATCCGTTCTAACGCTTGCTGATCTATCATATTAGATTAACCCACTTAGTGCAGTCGTTAGTGCAGTAATGGAAACGGCCGTCTGCATTAGTGCAATAATAGGCCCTAAAGGGCCTTTATTACTACACCTACATGCTCCACAATACTGCACTAGTGCAGTAATAGTTATTGCACTAACTTTAGAATGGCTCATTTGTCACCTTTTTGCTGAATAAGCCATCGCTGGCTTCTTCGATTAAACCGTCATCTTTAGCCTGCTTCACGCGGGCCTTCGCTTGCCGTTCCTGTAGCCCAGTGGCCTGTTGTACGAATGTAACAACTTGGGTGTACTTGGCCCCTTCAGGCAACTTGGCCCAATCGATTGTTGATGCCCGACGGCCTACTGACTTTTCAGGCGCTTCCACCTCAATCCACGCCATGCCCTTGTCGGCATGCTTTAAGTGAACTAGCGGCTGCGTCTTGCTTGCAATTAAATCGCTCGCAGTTACGCCAGAACGCAAGCCAGACCGCTTTCCGCGCTTGGTCACCTCTAGCTTATATGTGTACGTTCCTTGCTCATCCTGGCCGCAAGGCGACAGCATTAAAACGGCTCTTGCCCAATTCGTCAGCTCGCTCGATCCAAATCCGCTGTACGCCTTGTCGTGCCCTTGGTAACCGCTGCCGTCCCGTGTTGGCTTTGGCGTATGGTGCATAAGCATCCAAGCAAATCCGCCAGATAGGGCGAGTGGGTTAAGCAAATTACGCAAAAAACCACCGGCAGTCTCTTGGCTGGATAAGTCGCCACCTATAAACGCGAGTAACGGATCTACCCAGGCTAGGTCGGGCTTATGTTTTTCAGCTAGGCGACGCATCCTATCCACGAACCGCTCACCCGTGGACGTGCAGTCACGCACAATCACAATGTTTTGCTTCACCCGATCCAGCTCCTCTGCGGTCAAATCCAGCGCCTTTAAGATGCCCTGCAACGCCTCTGCCACGTCGCCTTCGTCGTTCTCTGCTTGCACGATTAGCGACTTCAACGGCTTGCCATGTGGGCTAATGCCAAACAGATCACGACCGGCCGCCCATGTGATTGCCGCCTGTAAGCACAGCACGCTCTTACCAAGGCCACTGCTCCCTACCCACAAGGCTGAACCTCCACGGCAAATCCACCGCTTGCCGAGCAGTTGCGTTATATCGGCATCCTCCTTAAAATTAACCAACTGTTCCCAGCTATAAGGCTCAGGAATATCCCCGTAAATCGTGCGCTCCATCCACTCCATGTAGGTCAGGGTAGGTGCGCCACATTCGACTAACTCCTGCTGTAACCCTGTGGCCGTCCTCATCGCACCGGGCAACCGCGACAACCGCCCTGCGTCCTTATTGGCAGGATCTAGCTTTGTGTGCTCAAGGTGTTTGTAAATAAACGCCACTCGCTCGGCAAACTCCTTGGCATTTGCTGCCCTAACTTCAACGAAGGCGTGCAAACTGCGCGATCCGCTCTTAATAATAGACGACGTAGGCAGGCCGCTGCGCTTAATAATTGCCCACTGTTCAGCCATTGTGCTTTCATCGAACTCGATCAGGCAGTGCCTATATTTCGTGATGTGCTCTGCAGCCCGCCCTTTCCCGTTGTTAGCGTTAATCGACACATAGACTCCCACTGCATCGCCTTGCCATTCCTTCAATCCGTCGCCTTTAAACAGCTCCAGCCATTCCTCACGGCTTCGCGTCTCGCCTGCGCCATCCGGCCGCTCACGGTCTCCGTCCTTAACTGATCGGCAGATATTGATCTGATCGCCTACGTCAAAACATGTAGTCAAAAACTTATCTACTGGCCCGCTCTCCACGCTGATCGGCATAGGCGGCACGGGCAGATCCTCCCGAACGATCGCCCCGTTCTGATAGGCATACTTGGCCTTTGGCTTCCACGCCTCCCTGGCTGGCTTGCTGAACGCGGATCTGACCGCACTGACTGCCTCGTTCTGAGACAGCCCTACCTTGTAAGCCCACTCCTCTGCATTGGTCGTTGCGTCGAACTCAGTCAGCCCTTGGTCACGCCACTGGCAAGCCAGCTTAAATAGCTGCGTGTTGCGCTCGCCTTCAGCGGCCCCGTTGCGGTGTATGGCTTCGATTGCGGGTGGTAGTGGTGCGATCATTTTTTGGCAAACGCCCCCAGCGCTTTCTTAATCACGTACTCGATTACTGCCTCTTGATCTTTCTTTAGCTTCTTCAGTCCAAATGCGTGCAACGCCTTGGCCGTCTTGGAGTCATAGCTTACGTCGACTAAAACTTGCTTCGGCGCAGGCCGTGCTTTGCCAAAAGTAATTTTACCTAGATCCTTCATTTGCGTTTGCTCCTCTTTTTGCGTGGCTTCACTTCCTTCCAAATCTCAAAGTCCTTGTCGCACTCGACGGACAACAACATCAGCCGCTGATACAGCCACCCGCCCCAGCTCCACCGGGCAATCGTGTGGCTGACCATGTCTCCTAGGTAATAAAATATAATTGAAAGCAGTTTCATTTTTTGGCCTCCATCGCCTTGGCCTTGTAGCCCTCGGCCTGCTTCAGCATTTCCGTGGCCATAAGAACGGCCAAATCCAGCCGGGTGCGTACTGCATCGTACTGCTTCTTCAGCAAATTCTTCCTCGCACGCTCGAGCACGGCGAGATGCCAAGTGAGTCGTTTTACAGACATAAATTTAATAACCGCAAAAACGCAAAAGAACGGCGTCCCAGTTAGTTTCTTTAAACCAACTTTTAAAACTCAAATGATGAGTCCATCTTATGCAATCTCTTTCTGTTCTTAATTGCTCAACAGGAATTGCGTAAAATTCACCAACAGGCTCAATTTCAGTTAAAACAGGTTTCCAGCAAATTTTAGCTGGAAAAGTAGACAATTCCTCAAGTGTCATATCCCCCAACAACTCAAATGCTTTATTTTTTTGTTTCCAATCTTTAACCAAGTTTCTGCGCTTTAACAAATCTTCCCATGTAATTTGAACGTGACCGCAACGATCTTTAATTACTTTTCCGCTTTTATAGCAATTCCACATTAGTTTTTTCATTTTTTCCTTTTTTGTTTAATTTAACTACCACTGCCCTATTCCCCAGCGGTGGCGATTGGCACGGGCCTCTCGCACACAGTCGGCATACTGCTCCGGCGTGTAAGTACCGACGACGCGGGCGGAGAACATGGTCAGCAGATCGGCTAGGCTCACAGCACCGCCTTCGGCAGCGGCCCCGCCAGCTTGTAGACGTACTTGTTGCGATCGTATTCCAGCGGATAGCCAAAGAAGTCACGCAGCAGATCAATGTCCCGCTGGATGGTCTTGTAACTGCACTCAAGTTTTAAACCCAACTTGGCACAGCTCGGCAGCGTCAGATCCCGGCGCAGCATGCCAGCGATCACGCCCAAGCGGCGGAACGTCGGCCGCGTATCGCCAAGGCCCGCAGCCCGATTGCGTTTAGATGCGAAAGTCGCGGCTCGTGTACTCACTTAATCACCTCCACCATCGCCACTTTCGGCAACCGCATCGCATTGAACTGCTTCTCACTTGCGGCAAACACGTCCACTACAGGCAACTTGCCGCCGCTGGCCTTCTTGCTCTTCACGGCCGTGCCCGTATCTACGGCCACCCACTCACGCTTGGCACCGATGACGCGGATCCGTGACCACAGCGGAATAATGTCGGGATCCACGGCGCAGTGACGGCCGGCACGCAACCTGGTGCCCGTGCTCGACTGATAGCGGCTGCTCCACTCATCCTCACCCGGCCAGTAGCCAGTGATCCGCACTTTGATCTTTTTTACGTCGATCTTTTTGGCGTCCGGCCGCATGTCGATCATCACGTTCGACGCCTGCGTGGCGGGGAACCCAAAGAACGCCATGAACGTCAGTACCACGTTGCAAAGCGCTCTCATAGCCCTGCCCTTATCCGATCGATCAGATCGTTTTCGCGCTGCTCAGCGGCTTGCAGTGCTTTTCTGCTTTCTGTTAATTCTCGCTGCAATCGGTGACAGCGCTCGGTAAGTTGTTCAATAGCAAAATCGCTAAGATAGGGAGTTTTGTCTGAAACAAAGTTTCTCGCCCTTTCAAGCGCTTCGATAGGCTCATATCCCCTTCTAATTAATTCAGCTTTCATTTTTCTGACTCGCACTCCAAGGCGACCCGCCGCTGGCGAGATTTTGTGGACTTGAGCACCCATCATTCCTGCATTCTTAAAAAAATTACGAACCTCATCAGTTAGGACAGTTTTTGCGATGTTTTTTGTTTCGCTCATAGCTTCACCTCCCGCGGGTCATACTTCTTCAGCCAGCGCCACACCTTGCAGATAGACGTGAATGCCTCAAACGCCTGGGCAACTTGCTCGGAGGTGTAGCGAATGTCCTGCAACTGGCCGGTGACTGGATCGATCAGGACGTTGCGGCATGCCATGCCCTCGTCCGTAAAAGCGTACGCATAGGCACTAAGCTGTAGCAGATCAGTTTCATAGCCAGAGGCTTTTGAGACGCCCTTTGCGTCTTTCTTAAATTTCCTAGTTTTGAAATCGACCACCTCGATTTTGCCGTGGATGTCGGCGATTAGATCCACTCGCCCGGCGTAGCCTTCCGCCTCATTTACTAGAACAGACTCACTGGCGTGAACTTTAGTGACGCAGCACTCCCGCCATTCCTTTAGGCCCGCATAGTGCTCCTCGTAGCCTTTGACCAGTTCACCCGGCTCTTGCTGATTGATTATCATTTCAGCCAGGGAATGAATGTGAGTTCCGCGCAGTGCTGCCGCTTCCACTTCCTTTCTGCTGTCTAGTACCACCCGCTTGGCAAAACTACTGTCGGCCTCGCCATCGTTCCGTGGTAGCGACAGGGCGGATAGAATCGCCTGCTCCTCTTTCCAATTCATAAGCCCCTGCTTGCTGGGGCCAGCCGCTCCGAGGATGGTGGTCACGGACGGAAACGCCCCCACCTTTCGGGCAGATCGCAAGTCACCGTGGCAGGACTCACCTGACGCTAGGTAATAGTGCGACGACTCCGTCTTTGCCGTAGCAATTAACGCAGCCATTACTGCCAGTCCTTCAGCAGTCGCATGGTCATTAGGGCCAGCACGACTGCGGTGGTTGGGAACACGATTTGAATTACTAAAGTTAGGATTTCCATGGGGGGTATTCTTTCTGGCCGAGGTGGGAATTGCCCACCCCGGCCAATGTGGTTAGAACGGTACTGGTGTTCCGTCGGCATCCAGCTCGACTACTGCTGGTTTAGGAGCGCCAGGACGATTGCACTTCCTGACAAAATCCTTATCGACTTTGATTTTCGTTGCACCCGCCGGCAGAACGGCCTGCACATTGGCGTAGATTGATCCGTCGCGATCCACATGAGTGACGAGGATCTGGCACGGCTTACCAATCAGGGTTTCCAAGTCCAGATTCTGCGGTGGCGCCTTTTTGGCATAGGTTTTCAAGTCTTTGAACAAAGCCGCCTTCTCATGCAGGCTTAGTCCATAACGCCGGCCTATGGTGTACGGCCGCCCGTCCTCCATCTTCTCGGCGATCTGCCATACAAGGCGGATCTGATGCTTTTTACCGTACTGCGTTTCCACTTGGCCTAAGTCCTCGACGTCGCAGAAAACTGCGTCGTGATTACCTTGCGGGGCTGGCGTGTATGACCCCCCTCTGCTTGCTACTATTGGCATATTTTATTTTTCTTTCTTGGTTTGGGTTTCTTGGATTTGCTCCGACTACTCGTCGTCGCAAAAATCGTTGTTTCGATGAGGTTGGTTTAAGTCTTGGAACTCGCGGTCGGCCAAGTGCCACGCGATCTCATGCTTGCGGGCCAAGTCCTTTGCTTGAGCTAAGTCGCCACGATTGACCGCTTTCACAACTCGCTCGGCTGAGTTGCGGCAGGCCATTACTTCAATGTTTTCGATTAGGCGGAATTTCGTTAGGTCGGTCATAATCAGCCCCGGCGGTTGTTGCCGTAGTAATCGCAAAAGCGCTGATGCTCATATTCAGAGTCAGCCCTCTCCCGCTTATAGACTTCGTATTCGTAGT